GTGGCTGTGCTTGTGTTTAGGTGGGTATCTACGTCAGAATCAGAGTAGCTAGTGTTATATGCCAAGCTAGTCCAAGCTGTAGAGCCATCACCGATCTTTATCTTGCCTGTGTCTGTCTCGTAGCCTTGCTCACCTTGTGACAAAGTAGGGTTACTGCTAGTCCAGTTAGCAGCAACATCTCTACGTATTTGTATCTTATTTGCCATTAGGCAGAACCCCCATCAAGAGCTTGTAGACTTGCATCATAAACAGATGAAGCATTTCCACCATCTACATCGTATATATTAATGTCTCTTGCAGTAGCTGTAACAAATACAGTTGCGGAACCAGACAAAGTAATGGCTAAGTCTGAGTTAGAACTCTCAGATACAGTTCTGCTAAGAGTAGTACCTGTCGCAGTATATACGCCAGAGCCTATCTCAAATGCTGTGCCATCTTCTATAGTATATCTTACTGTGTCACCATCAGCCACCCCTGCATCAGCAAAGCTCTGGTAGCCGCTTTCAGCACTACCCAAAGTTATTGTCCCTGTACCTGTCGAACTAGTGGACATCTTTGCTCTATTTACAAGAGTGACCATTGATCTTTAACCTTACGTAAGTTGAATTACACCGTTAGCAGCATTAAAGTCTACAGTAAAGCTATCACCATCGTTCAGAGTTAAGGATGAACCATAGTCATAGTAACCAACAATAGGATCAGCAGGTGTTGTTACTGTATCATCATAGATATAGATGTAACGGAATGGTCCAGTTGAACCACCTGTAGATGTCAGTGTGATGTCAGAAAGAACCAGCTTATATGTACCACTTGACTGTGCAGATGAAGTAGTTGTGATGTTACGAGAAGATATATTTGTATATGCTATCTCTGTTACATTACCAATAATACCATTACCATCTGATTCTGGATTTGAAGATTCAGATGCTGGTGCTGTGTTTGATAGTGCAACTACGAACTGGTCTGATTCCAAGTCCATATTGTGGACTGCGTTTTTAACGAAGTCATTAACCTTATTAAAAGATGCCATTTGTTTACTCCTTATGCAATACGTATTATGGCGTTAGATGCGTCTGCTGTGGGAAATTGAACTGTAAAATCCCCATTGATAGACTTCTTAGTTGAACCAAAAGAAACTACAGCAATAGCTCTGTTGGACTTAGATGAGTTATAAATGATACACCCATCAGCAGAAACAGTTACAGATGACCATGTGGTATTGTCATAATCGACTGTAGCAGTAAAACTGTCTAAAGCAATAGCTGCACCTGTTAGTGTGTTACCACCAGCAGTATAACCTACACCTAAAGCTTCATCTGAATTATTTGTAACGTCTGCGTAGTTTGTTGTACTTGAATTATAAGTACCACTTGGCGATACTTTAATCAGTGCAACCTTTATTGTGTCGGTATCTAAGTCATGTGTACCACCAAGCAGTTCCTGCTTAAAGCTGTTACATACTGCTGTAGTGATTGACATTATTAGAACCTTTATGGTAAGCACAAAGGGGCCAACATGTAGCCAGCCCCAATGTTATGCCTATTAGGCAGCGTTGTAGTTAGCAACAATAAGAGCCTCTGGACGCAGGATCTTGCGACCATAGAGGTGCATACCACGAACGATGTCAGCAAAGCTGTCTGGGTCACGGTAGTTCTCTACTTTGTTGATTTGCTCAGCAGAAGCAACAGCCTCGTCCTGACCAGCAACAACTACACCGTAGTTAGTAGACTGTGCAGTTGTACCGTTAGTACCAGCACCTGTACCCAAGTAAGGCAGGTTGTTGGATACGTAGATACGGAAGCCGTGCAGGTTGTTGAGAACCAAACCGTTCATCAAGCCTGAGCCACCGAAGTCTGCGTTCAGTACACGAGAGTCTTCGTCTTTCAGCATCTCAACAAAGATTGGATCGACAACCATCCAGCGACCACGTGCGTCAACGTTTTGTACGTCAAGCTTACGAGCCATACGTGCAACCACAGTCAAAGGAGAAACAGTTGTCGCAGACAATGCTGTTGCACCTGGGAGGCGTGGAGCGAGTGGGATGGAGTCACCTGCAGTAGCTGAACCAGAGATGGTCAAGTTACCGAAGTCAGTTGCGTCCAGTTTGTTGTCTGCCAACAGTTCGTCAGTACCAGCACCAGTATTGGCTTTATCGCCAGAAGCTGTTGTGTTGACGGCCCAAGAGCCTGCACCACCAGCGTAACCAGACAAGTAACCCAAGCATTCTTCATCCATGGCGTCTGCCATTTTGTAGGCTGCACGGTTGGCTGCCAATGAGGTGAAGTCTACGTGAGAGAACTGCTCTTCAATGTCATCCATTTTGAAAGCAAAGTAGTTAGCTTTATCAATAGTCAAAGAGAAGTCTGTGTCATCAAGCTTCTCTACGGAGATACCTGTGTGACGCTGCAGAGCGTTGACGGTTACGTCTGGCTCTTTTTGGATGCGAACTGTGTCGCCTTGGTTTGCAATCTCACCAAAGTAAGAGTTGTTGGTGATTGCGTTAGTTACAGCACTTTTACGCAGAGCGATTTGTGCCTGTTTGGAGTAGATAATCGGGGAGAAGTTCCCGTTAAATCCACCACCAGCGGTTCCGATAGCCATAATAATTCTCCTTATAGATATGGCGTGAGAGATATACACTACATATCCACTAAAGAGGCTCGTCTTAGTAGGGTAGTCAGCTATGCTCTAAGGATGGCCGTCCGTTGAGCGCTGGGCCTATAATCTGAGGTAGTTCTTTGATGTGGCTTTAGTGCTTAGTTAAAAGCATGTACAGGCAGTTTATGCCTGACACTGTACATGCCTATAGTTTTATCCATGATTGAATAAGTGTCAAGTTATTTCTTAGACATATCATAAATAAATTTACCAGAGCGCTGAGCTTCAAAGATCTCATCATTGCGCTTCTCGTATTCTTTAAGGCTCATCTTAGCTACTTGTGATTCACTGAGATACCTTGAGGAGTCATCTGCATCCAATGCAGTACGACCTTTAGCTTTAACTGAGGATGCAGCCGCTTTGTCTGAGCTAGAGCTACTCTTAGTCTTGATACCTTTATCTGACTTATAGAGATCAATAACACGTGCTACAGACTTAGCGTCTTCACTGTTCTCGTATAGTGCATCCTGTACAACCTTAGGCTGCTTCTCTGCCCATGTATGAAACGCATCATCAGCACGAATCTCTTGAAAGTCAGGGTGCATAGAGAGTAACTCAGCTTCAGCCTTATCTCGTTTAGCAGACGCACGTAATGCTTCAATCTCTTTCAAGCGCCCATCTAAATCAGCAGAGCGTTCATTAGCTTTCTTATCAGCAATAGCCTCTACGATACCTGCAACATCTGGGTACTTCTTAGCCCATGCTTCTACTTCGTCTTCTGACTTAGGTAGTACAAGTTCATTCTTTGTAGCTGCATCTAGTTGTGACTTAAGCTTATCAAGCTGTGATTGAAACTCTTTCTCTTTCTCTTGAGTGTGTCGCCGTAGATCACCGTAACGCTTCTTGAAGTTCTTCTCTTCTGCACTCAGATCTTCATCTTGTGCTTCAGCTTGTGGTTCTTCTTCTTGTTCGGTAACACTCTCTGCCTGAACTGTGCGCTCGACAGGCTCTTCGCTACGGGATTCCTCTTCAGCAGTTTCTTCTTCTGTTTCATCTGTCTGAATCCCTGCTTGTTTAAACAGAGCTTTTAGTTCCTCTTCATCACGTTGTACACGAGATATGTTACGATTATGAGACGCTGAGTCCGTCTGAATTGCTTCTGACATTTTCTTTCCTTATGTTGGGGCCAGCATTATTGCTGGGTAGCCTTATAGTTATTTAGGTTTAGTTATTATTTCTTCTTACGCTTCATCAAGCCGCCTTTATTTAGTCCTGATATACCATAGGAAGTGTCTAAAGAAGCACCGCCTCCTGTTGTATCATCTTGTGCAGTAGAAGTAGTTGTACCTGTTGTTATACCACTTGTGGCCTTTTTAGCAGCAGCTGTTTTGTATTGTGCACTTTTACCTGACATATCTTGGGATGTAATTGCCTGATTTGCCGCATTTGCTGCACCCATTGCAGATTTCATCATAGAAGTATGGGAGTCATTGTCATTACTGCCACTTTGTGGTGTAGGTGTAGGAGCAACTACGTCATTACCTTTGCTATTTGCAATACCTGGCTTAAGAACCTTACCTGTTTTAGTATCAACGAGTACACCGTTTACATACTCCATACCGTCATCTGGTGTTAGTAGATTTGCTAATCCCTCAGTGAAGCTATTACGTGCTTTTCCGTCTTCATCAAGACCACTTAAGCGGTTATGAATAGATGTCCACTTTTCACGTTCTGCACCTTTTACGTTAGGGTCTTCTAGTCTAGCAGTAGCACCCTCAATCATCTTTTTGTTTTGATGACGCTTAGCAACAGCCATAAAGCCAGCTACAATAGGACCGCCTAATACTGTGGCTAGTCCAGAGAAGCCCTTAGCTAACAGGCTATTGCTTTGCTCCATTGTTTTTTCATACTGTTCAATACCTACGTCAGGGCTAGTCCAATCAATAGACTCACGTTCTTGAGCTTCACGCATCATATCTTCATGAGCAGTATTGTTATTGTCATCTGGTGCAGTTACTACACCCAGTCCTTCAGGTACGGCAGGTGCAGCAGGGGTAGTAGGTGCAGCTGCCTTAGCTGTATAACCTTCTGGAATAACAGACTGTGCTACACCATTAATAAATTGAATATACGTTATCTCTCCGTTAGGACCAACGTACTCTTTCATTTCAATACCACTAAGATTAGCTACTGGCGTAGGTATACCAGTAGATTCAGTCATGTCAGTTACAGCCGAAGGGAGAGTTAAACCGCCATCAGCATAACCACGCATATAACCACCCATGTTCATCATAGGTTGCTCTTCTGTTTCATCATCGACAATCTGTAGCTCTGAGATGTCAAAGGGAAGCTCGTCTTCAGCCATCTCCATACCGATAGGCTCACCACCGATGCGTCCATTAGCTTCCATATCAGCAAAGCCTCGCTTGGCTTCATTACGGATGTCCTCAAAGAACTTAACGCCAAAGAAGCGTACCACATCAGCAGGTACAACATACTCACCTTCACTCAGTTGAGCAGGGATGTCATCACGTACTTCTTCTGGCATAGAGCCTGTAGGGACTTCATTGCCTGACACAGGGTCTACACGTTCACCTTCTGCGAAGGCCATTTCCATTTGTTCATCCATTACTGCTCCGCCCTCGTTGAATAATCTAAGTTTGCCATCTTTAGTTCTAACAGCAAGCTCTTTTAGTTGTGTTTTAGTGGGTTTCTTTACGCCCTTAGCCAATACTAATGGCCCTACCTGAATAACCTCATCAGCCTCAAAAACGGGAAGACCAGTATTCTTATCATAGAAATTACTCTGCCTGTAAGGGTTCATACCTACTTGTGTCCACTCAGGGTCAGATAAAAGATTACGTGCTTGTTCTTGTAAGACATAAGGGTCTTCTGGAACGTAGTCACCATACACACGAGCAATAGTAGCCTTACCCATAGGCTTCTCTTCACCTTTAGTTGTAGTACGTTTACCCCTAGCTATGTTTAGTGCTTCCTTAGATTCAGACCCAAACTTAATGTTCTTAAGGCGAACAGCCTGACCATAACCTAGCACAGAACCTTTAGTGTCGTTTTTACCATCATGAATAGATACGACCCAGGTGTCGTAGTTGTTGTACGCAGGAATATCTAACCTAGAGCCTACACGAGTGCCTGCAGGTATTTCAAAACCCTTTACACCCACAACACCAGTCTTTTGTACCTTCTTCCCTAGAGAACCCGCAACCTCAGTAACAGTAGGCATATTAGGCATAGACTCTGCTGTATACAAAGAAGTTATAGGGAGGTCTTCTTTAATTATTTGCCTAGCTTCCTTAGATGTTATATTCCCTTGATATAGATCTTCTGCTGCTGCTTGGGCTGTCTCTGTATTAGACTGTCGTTTATTCTCTGGTATCTTGTTAGCTTCCTGCCATCTCTTTAATTCATCAGAACTATCAAGAATAGCAGCGGCTTGGTCTACGTCAGCCTGTTTGCTTGCGGCAGTTAAGGCATCGCCTTTACGTAACATACCCTTAAGAACAGGTGCAGCTCCAGGAATAATACTAGCTGCCTCAACTGCACCCATACCTATAGCTTTTAAGTAGTTAGGGTCATCGCTACTAAGCTCATCTTTAATATCGGAGATGCCTTTGACAGTACCTACAGGAGTAAAGTCTAGTCCAGCTTCCATCATCTGAACACTTAGAGGATCACCTACGTTCTCGTACCGCTCATCAAAACTAGGAGCGCCTGGTGCTACTGCTGCACGTTCTTCGTCTGTCATATCAATGAGGCGTTTACGATAGTCAGCCATTCACTTTGTCCCTCAAGTACTTTAGTTGTCTCAGCGCTTTGATAGCACCCTGATGTCGATATAACTCTGCAGTATCAGAGATGTTTTCCATACTTCTATGTGTGGAAGAGATGCACCCATCAAGCTCCTCAATGAACGCATCCCATATCTGTTTATCGTTAACTAGCTTCTTAAGCGACATTACCGCTAAACCCTTGCTCACCAGGTGTTGGTGCTGTACCTACGCCTATCTGAGAGCCACCGCCACCTGAGGTGTCCTGTACGCCCTGTGGAGCCTGTCCTTCTGGTGCTGGGCCACCTTGGGGCATGTTTACACCTTCCAGCCCTGCAGGGGGCTGTACGGGAGCCTGAAAGCCTTTTAGGATCTCAGCTTGGATAGATGCGTCCTGCATAGAGTTAGTCACTTTGTCTGGGTCAAGATCCATAGACTTAGCAATCTCACGAATGATGTAGTCCATCTTAGCGAAGGGAGCTAGTACTGGGTTCTGTGCAACCTGCAAGAACTGCATCAAACGCTGTGACCGTACTTCGTTAGCCATGAGGCTCTCTGTACCAGAGGCATGTACCTCTAAGTCACCACGGATAGACTCATCAAAGTCAAACTGCATGTTGAATGCAAAGAAAGACTTACCTAGTGGGCGAATCAAGTAATCATCAACGTTCTTAACTACCGTCCGAATAGAACCGTTAGCAGCAGACATAAGCATAGAAATACCAGAAGCTGTACGCCCAACGCCAGATACTCCGGTTTGTCCGTGAGCGAAACTAGGGAATCCAGTACTCTCATCTGCTAATACACGTGCCTTATCAAAGAGTTGAATGTTCTCTTGTGCTACGTTAGGGAACTTAGTGCCGAAGATAGCTTGACCCGGAGCACCGCCCTGACGCCGGAACACCTTGCCCGGATACACAGATAAGTCCTGGCCTGGTACAAGGTTAGTCTCATCTACTTCAATGATAAGATTACCAGATAGTGCAGCGTTGTCAATAGCCATACGCATAAAGCCATTCATCAACGTCTGTGTATCGTCCATGTTCTCAGCAATACCTACGCCAAAGAAGGAGTACGGGTTATGCTCATAGGGTACAGCGTAGTAAGGAATACGTGTAGGTTTGAATGGGTTAAGTACGAAGCGTAGTACTTCACCGTTACATACCCATACGTTACAATTAACCTCATCAAGATCTCCTAGAGCTTTAGGAATAGCTACTCCATGCTCTTCTAGAACATCTGTATCTACAAAACCCCAGAACTCTAGTACTTCCCAACGCTCAGAGGACGGCTG